TCATTTCAGGCGCTTCGCGAAGTATGTCGCGGCCTTTTGGAGGATAGCCAGCTCTTCATCCCGTTCTGCCAGCTGGCGTTTGAGACGTGCAATCTCGGTAGACATCTCCAGTTCACGTTCAGAAGACGTCTGCTGATTTTGCTGTTTACTGCGCCAGTTGTAGAGTTGTGATTCATACAGGCTGAGTTCACGGGCTGCGGCAGTAACACCGATGCGTTCAGCAAGCTTCAGGGCTTCACTGCGAAATTCAGGCGAATGCTGTTTACGGGGTTTTTTACTGGTTGATACTGTTTTTGTCATGTGAGTCACCTCTGACTGAGAGTTTACTCACTTAGCCGCGTGTCCACTATTGCTGGGTAAGATCACTATTCCAGATAAAGTAAAAGCAGACTATGTGCGAACCGCTCAAAAGTTGGGATTCAATGTCAATGAATTATTATGGGTTAAACAATAAAATCCCTACCCGAAATAATACTTATTAGAAAAAAACCAGCCTTTGGGGAGGCTGGCTAAATCAGGAAACAAGCTGTTATATGATAATAACTACGTTGCGATTCCAACATTTAAAATGTTAGACTAATGAGAATCAGACAGCAACTTTTCCTTTAATTATTTCGAACAATCAGCATCCATCTCCAATCGGAGATCCAACACCATCAGCATACCCTCCACTACGCCCTCAGCTTTCTGGAGCATCCTGCCAACCCAACAATCAGATCGCCCATGCTTACGTGCAAGCGCCATAAAAGTCAGGCCGCCGACATAATAGTCCACCAATAAATCGTGCAAATCGCTGTTGTTCTTTTTCAGACGGGCCATTCACCCGCAAATGATCATCGCGTCATCGTCACAACATTGCGGGCGAGATTTTACTTTTGAAGGAATTAATCCCTTAAAACCGGCGGCAATGGACGACCAGGTCACATCTTCATGATTATTAGCCGCCCATGCTCCCCAACGCTCCAGAACCATCTGAATATCACGCATCAACTTTCTCCACAAAATCAGGCCAGCACACCAATCGCCAGCGCACGATCGATAAAACGAAATATCAGCTCCAGCTGGGAGCCATACTTCTCTTCAAATGCCACGGTATCCGCATGCAGCTCGTCGTGATGCTTTCTGCACAAAGGCAACACAAAAAGGTCATGCGCTTTTGTACCCATTCCACCCTGACCGTGGCCTATCAGGTGATGGGGATCATCGGCGGGGGCCACAACATGCACACGGCTGCGTCTTAACCCAGCGCGTGTACTTTTCATTAACCCAGCGGCGACGTTTTGGGCGTAACATAAAAGACTCCGGCGACTCCGGCTCCACTTTCAGCGCCAGCACCTTTTTCGCTTTATCCTGGATGATGCTGGTGGCAGGAACCGAAGGAACAAGATCACTTTCCCGGGTGACAGACGGCACAACAGGCTTCGGTAATCTCAGTGCCTTACGGGCTGCACTTTCCGGTAAGGCATCCGCCAGGTCATTACGAACCAGCCACCAGCACAGTTCCGGCATTGTCACAACGTGACTGTCATCAAAACCGAGATCCCGACGCCACGACAGACAACACCCAGCGGGCACAGTTATCCGTTGCCATTGATTCCAGCCGTTCCGTGAACTGATCGCGCAGCTGGTTATCGCAGTGCCAGCACAGACGGATTGCGCCCGGAGCGTGTCGCATTGTGGTCATGTTCTCGCTGTGCCAGTCGGAATGAGGCCACTGGCAGCCTTTTTCACGAAGTAACCAGCTTTCAAGACATTCCACGCCACCAGCACGACGGATCACCGCCTCATTGCGGAACACAGCCCGAACGGCAGGATCATCCGCCAGTGGTTGTAATGCCGCCGGAACGGCACCACTGGAAAAAGATGAATAATGTTCCGGCTCAGGCTCCAGCAGGACACGCCCCTGCATAAACAGGGGCATCAGCTCTGAACCGGGTCTGAACAATACGATCCCCATACGCGGGGCAACTTCAGGGGTCAGTAGTGCTCTCACGGTCACCTCAATGAACGGTATCGAGCAGCTTTAACAGCTCAGGGAATCGGGATTCGAAGAAATGCGGCTGCGTCTCGCGCGGATTTGCGGGACTGGTGATATTCTTGCCGAACATGCAGCCTTTCGCTGTCAGCGACCAGAATTTTTTGATGTTGTTAATCGCGGTACGGCTGTATCGTTCGCGCTGCTCGACGATCCCCAGCTTCACCATCTGGTGATATGCCTGATTAGCTGTCAGGCGGATACCATACTGCTTCAGCAGTGCACTCAGTGACAGCGTGGGGCGGCTTGAGCCATCAGGCGCGTCAGCAGGAGCATCAATGGCATAGCGCGGTGCCAGATTCGGTAAGCCAACAGCCTCCTGGAGTTTCTGACAGGCACCAAGCACTGAAGAGTTAGACAGGTTTAATTCCCGGCGCATAAAGTCCAGCAGAATCACACCAGCCTGCATCTTGTCAGCAGCCTGTCCGGATAATTTTTCCGGTGCGCTGGTTACCATGTCGAAAGTACGGATCACCTTCAGATGGAATGACGGGCTGATCCACATTGCATAGGCATACACCAGTTCTTTGCAGACATACGTCCCCTGGTTATTTCCGCCACGAATAACGTTAACTGGCTCTATATTGACCGAGTTGCAAATCTGCAACTCGCTTATTAAACGTTCAGTTTGCTCATTGCGGAGCCAGAATGCAGGCTTATGCTTATCCAGAGAACCGGCAGCCCTGTGCAGATCGTTCAGGCTGTAACGACCATAAGCATCACGACGAACTTCAATACCATCAATGACCATCAGATTATTCATACTTCGTTTCTCCTCTTAATCAGGCGGCTGCACCCGCCGGTTTCTCATACTTACTGATAGTGATCTCGACCTTCCCTTTCGGGATAACCGGTCCCCACTCCACCAGCATTCTTTTCACCTGACTGTCGTC